AATGATACTGCTATGACTTATACTGCATTCGACATGCACAAAACACTCGTAGAGAAGGAAGGTTATGATCCTCAATCTGACGAATATTATGCGGAAGTTGATAAAAGAATGAGACTTGAATTTCCAAATAAATTTGATAAGATAGAGGGTAATTCTACAGAAAGAGCAAAACCTGCTCAGAATGTAGCCTCAGCTAAACGACCAAGCAACACAGGTCGCAGAAAAACTGTGAAACTCACTCCATCACAAGTAGCAATTGCTAAAAGATTGGGAGTGCCACTCGAAGAGTACGCAAAACAATTAAACGTGAAGGAAGGAGCGTAACATGGAAGATAAAAAAATAAGAACTTCTCACGCGAGTCAGACAAGAGACAAGGTTAAAAGACCTACTACTTGGACTCCCCCGTCATCTTTAGATGCACCGCCTGCGCCTGAAGGATTCAGACACAGATGGATAAGAGCCGAGAGCATGGGCTTTGATGATACAAAGAACATGTCAGGTAAAATAAGATCCGGATGGGAACTTGTGAGAGCAGATGAATATCCGGGTGTTGATTATCCAACACTGAAAGAAGGAAAATACGCAGGAGTCATCGGAGTTGGTGGCCTATTGCTGGCTAGGATACCCGAAGAGGTTGCCAAAGCTCGTGAAGCATACTTTAGACAACAAACTAAAGATAAAGACGAAGCTATCAACAACGACCTTATGAAGGAACAGCACCCAAGTATGCCAATCGATCAAGATAGGCAGACACGTGTAACCTTCGGTGGTACAAAGAAAAGCTAAAATCTTTTAGTAATTCCTAAATCACTGAAATTTTTATAAGGAGAAAAAAATATGGCTAATACAAACAGTCAAGGATTCGGCCTTCAGCCGGTCATGAGAGTAGGTAACACACCTGCTATTCAAGGTCAGTCGAAGTACGAGATCGATGCTGGTGAAACAAACGCTATATTCAATGGAGAGCCTGTAAAAGTTGATATAAGTGCCTCAACAGGTGGTTATATCGTAACTGCAGCGGCTGGAACTGCTATGGTTGGAACTTTGAATGGAGTAACATACACAGATGCTACTACAAACAAACCAACTTTTAGTAACTTCTACCCTGCAGCAACTACTCCGGCGAATAGTGAAGACATCACTGCATTCGTGAATGATGATCCTTTTCAAGAATACATCATTGCAACGGACGCTACATTAGGCGGCACGTTGGCGCTAAGAAAATCAAAAATTGGTTTAACTTATGCAACAACTGCAGCAGCAGGTAGCACAACAAACGGAAAATCTTCTGTTCAACTAGGTATCTCAACTGCAGCTACAACAGCTAAACAATTGAGAATGGTTAGAGTAGCAGAGGACCCAGAAAACCAAGATCAAACAGCAGCTAACTGTTCAGTTGTCGTAAAAGTCAACTTGCATCAGTATTTAGTTGGATCATTGGCAACAGGCATATAAGGAGAAATAAATTATGGCAATATCAAGACAACAACTAGTTAAAGAACTAGAGCCAGGTTTAAATGCTTTATTTGGCCTGGAGTACAATAGATACGATAACGAGCATGCAGAGATCTATGACACAGAAAACAGTGACAGAGCTTTTGAAGAAGAAGTAATGTTATCTGGTTTCGCAAATGCACAGGTCAAAGCAGAAGGTCAAGGTGTATCATTCGATGATGCTCAAGAGACTTTCACATCTCGTTACCAACACGAAACAATAGCTCTTGCATTCGCAATCACTGAAGAAGCGATTGAGGATAACTTGTATGACAGACTTGCGTCTAGATATACAAAAGCATTAGCAAGATCGATGGCTAACACTAAACAAGTGAAAGCTGCAAACGTTCTTAACAATGCGTTCGACTCAAGCTTCAAAGGCGGAGACGGCAAAGAGTTATGTGCAACTGATCACCCAACAATCGCGGGAACTTTCTCAAATGAGTTAGCAACGTCAGCGGATCTTAACGAAACTTCATTAGAACAATCGTTAATCGACATCGCAGCGTTCACAGATGAGAGAGGTCTTAAAGTTGCAGCTAGAGGAGTAAAAATGATTATTCCTTCTGAGCTTCAATTTACTGCTGAGAGATTGATGAAATCTCAAGGTAGAGTTGGAACAGCTGACAATGATATTAACGCAATCGGATCAATGGGAATGATCCCTCAAGGTTATGTAATTAACCATTACTTAACTGACTCTGATGCGTTCTTCATCAAAACTGACGTACCTAACGGTATGAAAATGTTTGTTAGAAGTCCAATCAAGACTGCAATGGAAGGTGATTTCGACACTGGCAACGTAAGATACAAAGCTAGAGAGAGATATTCATTTGGATTCTCAGACCCTAGAGGTATCTTCGGATCACCAGGAGCGTAATCTAAATAATTTAATGGGGCGCCTTAAAAGCGCCCCATTTTAAAGACAAAAGGTAAAAACCATGAAAACTTTCAGACTACAAATCAGAGCATACGGATACTACGCTAACTTCATTCTTGTGTCAGAAGATGATGATAAAGCGTTTGAAAATGCACTAGTTGACAAACTAGGGAAAAATGATATAGTCTGGGAAAAAGATGGATTTACTAATGAATCCAAAATGTGGTTAACCTATGAGGAGGTTATAAATGACACACGTTCAGGAGCTTTACACGAAGAAGAGGGGCTTAGAACTTGAGTGGTCGCAGCACTACAATCAGGAGAAAAGATACACTCTTGATATGGTGAGAATAGATGACAGAATTAGACAAGTCATCAGTCACATTAAGCAAGCTGAAGCAAAAGAAGCTCAGAAACTTAATAAGATAGAGGAAGCTGCACCAGACGTTTCAGTAGCTACGTAAACAAAAGCTACATCATTGAAATACGCACATTCAATACGCAATCTCTTGCACTTCATACAAATCTAATATATAAAACAACTACTATACATTTAATCAGATCATAGACGAGTATAGTCGACGGCCTAGAGACTATGATCGGAAAACTAGGAGGATATAAATATGGCACAAACATTGTTTAGAGGACCAGTTCTGCAAGGTAAATTCAACGAAGCAGGTGTTACTGGATTCAATCTAGAAGCAAAAGAAGCTAACTATACAGTTACAAATGCAGACTCTGGTAAAACTTTCACATCAAAAACTGATGGTGTAGTATTTACTTTACCTGCAATTTCTATTGGAAGAGTATTTACTTTTGTAAATACAGGTGCAGATGGAACTAATGCTTTAACAATTAGTCCAAATGCTTCTGATGGTATTTTGTATGCGGGATCTTTAACAGATGATAAAGATATTATTAATACAAAAAGTACATCAAAAGTTGGCGACTACATAGTATGTGCATCTTTAAACTCAACAGCTCACTGGACAGTTGTTGACGTACAAGGTGTATTTGCTAAAGAAGCATAATAATTAATTTAGTGTGGGCCTTCGGGCCCATACTTAAATTTTAAGGAGATTAAAATATGAAATCAGATGTAAAAGCAGTAAGAGTTACAGGAACTGGAGCAGTGTTTGCAGGAAGAACTAGATTAAGAGGAATTGTTCTTGCTAACAACACAGCAAGTGCTGGATCAATAACTTTACAAGACAACACAGATAGCACAACTTTGTTTCAAGGGGATGCTCCTGCTGGAGACGTTTTTGCACTAAATATTCCTGAAGATGGAATTGTTTTTCCAGGTGGAATGAAAGTGTCTGCATTTTCAAATTTAACAGCAGCGACTATTCTGTTAGATAAGTAGGAGTTTTAATGGCCACGATCACTTATACAGTCACTGTAGCAAGTGGCACTAACCAATATGGCACTGGTAATAAATTTTATATTAACGGTGAAGTAAGTCCTGTCCTTTATTTAGAAGAAGGTAATACATATATATTTGATCAGTCAGACAGCTCTAACGCTACACACATTTTAGCATTTTCTAGAAACCCAAATAACGATCCCACAGCCGCGTATACAACTGGAGTTACAACTACTGGAACACCAGGAACAGATGGTAAAACAACAATAGTTGTTGCACCTGTTAAAAAAGATGGTGCACCAGTTTTATTTTATTACTGTACTGTACATAGTGGCATGGGTGGTTCAGCTCAAACTATTTCACCAACTTCAGGTGTATCAGAATTTGATCCTACAATTGATGATGTAATTGAAGAAGCGTTTGAAAGAACAGGATTCGTTGGTGCAAGAACTGGTTATCATTTAAGATCTGCTAGAAGATCTTTAAATATTCTATTTCAAGAATGGGGAAATAGAGGTGTTCACTTATGGAAAGTTAAATTAGCTACAGTTCCTTTAGTTGAAGGACAAGCTGAATATAATTTTGCAAGTGATTCATCAAATTTTCCAAATGATGTTAGTGATATATTAGAAGTTTATGTTAGAAATAATACAACAGCGACTGCACCTGTTGACACTACAATTACAAAAATAGATAGATCTGCGTACGCAGCTTTACCAAACAAACTATCAAAAGGTACACCTTCACAATATTATGTAGAGAGAAAAAAGAATCCAAGTATATTTTTATACACAACACCAAGTTCAAGTTTTTCAGGATCTAACTATCAATTAAAATTTTATTATTTAGCTAAAATACAAGATGCAGGTTCTTATGGTTATACTGCTGATGTTGTAAATAGATTTTTACCTTGCATGATGTCAGGTCTTGCATACTATCTAGGTCAAAAATATTCACCTGAAAGAAGTCAGGAACTTGAAAGAAGATATGAAAGTGAATTATTAAGAGCACTTGATGCTGATAATGAAAACACTTCAACTTATATATC